ACAAACGCTTAATACAAAAAGGAAAACACCATGCAACCCACGACACCAACCATTTTTGAAGAACCCAACGACTTTTCCAAGCCTGACGAGACTCGCTTCTCGATGGACAACAAGTTGTATGTGGAGTTCTACCGCAAGCCCATCCTGCAACCCGGCAAGAGCCGCGAAGCAGGGCGGGCTGTTTATGAGGAGGTCGACTACATCCGCATTCATGTCCCAGGCGACAAGAGCTGCGTAATCGAGCGCCCTGTCAGTCAGCAGGACGTCTTCCGATTTCAAGAGCGTTACAACAAGTGGAAAGCCGGCCAGGAAGAAGCTGTGACCGGCACTCCGCTGTCGGCACTGCCTGGCATGAACCCGTCCAAGGTTGAGGAATACAAGTTCTTCAAGCTGGTGACGGTCGAGCAGCTGGCCGAAGCCAACGACAACTTGGGTGCCAAGTTCATGTCGTTCCAGCAGGACAAGCAGCGCGCCAAGGCGTTCATGGAAGTTGCGAAGAACAACGCACCGATCGAAAAGATGAACGAGGAACTGCAAAAACGCGACGCTGAGATTGAAAACCTCCGAACGATGGTTGAGGCTTTACAAGTATCCCAGTCGAGCAAGCGCAAGGTAGCGGCCACCGCAGAGGCGGTCGAGTAAGCAAAAGGGCACGGGAATGGCATACCAAATCATCGCTGAAAACTCGTTGTCGGCCATCGTTCAAAACGTGGCCGCGATGGTGAGCTATCCCGTGCCCGCTGACCCTGCTGGGTCAACCGACCCGGCGGTTATGCAGATGGTGCAAGCCGTCAACATGGCCGGCGTCGAGCTGTTGTCCATGTACGACTGGCAGCAGCTGGTCAAGCGCACCTCGATCCCGATTCAGGCGATCACACCCAACATTCGCGAACAGGCTTTTACCCTGCCCGATGATTTTTACGACTGGGTCGACCAGACCAACTGGAACGCCACGACGCAGTTTCCCTCGCTCGGTCCTGTGTCGCCTCAGATGTGGCAGCAGTTGCTGATCCGCGTCACGCTGCCCACGCTGTCGTTCTACTGGCAGGTGCGCGGCAACATGCTGTACGTGCTCGCGCCCCCGTCGACCGAGCAGACGATGAGCTTTTATTACCTGTCGGCGGGCTGGGTGCGGGATGCAGACGACCCCGACTTGTACAAAAACCGCATGACGAAGAACGGCGACACAGCCTTGCTGGACGCGCCGATGCTTACGTATTACGCCCGCGTCAAGTGGCTCGAGATGAAGGGCTTGGACTCCAGCGCCGCAGCTCGCGACTTCCACATCATGTACGAGAACCGCAAGGCGGCCAAGACGGGCGCTGCGGTGCTGTCGATGGCGCGCGACTTCCGCATCCCGTACATCCAGCCGCTGACCAACACGCCTGACACTGGCTACGGGGGAGCTTCCTAATGCCTCTGGTGCCGCTCAAGTCCGGCCGCGCTCCCGCACGCACGGCGGCGGCCCAGATTTCCCAACTTGCCAACACGCCGCCCCCAACGGGCGGCTTGAACCTGCGCGACCCCATCAGCGAAATGTCGCCCCTGGACGCGATCGTCATGGACAACATGATCCCGCGCCAGCAGGGCGTGGAGCTGCGCAAGGGCTGGCAGGTTTTCTGCGATCCAGTGGAGGGCGTGGCCGAATACAAGTCGGTCTTTGCCTACAACGCAGCCAACCCCAACGACTCCAAATTGTTTGCCGCCGCAGACGGTGCCATCTATGACGTGACCGACGGCACGGCAGTGATTTCCGAGGCCGCGACAGGCAGCACGTCCGACATGTGGTGGACGGTGCAGTTTTCGACCACGTCCGCCAATTACTTGCTGGCCGTTTCGCCTGACGCCGGTTACTGGACTTACGACCCGATCAACGGCTGGGTCAATCGCACTGCGTCGACGGTGGGTTTGCCCACCAACGTGCGCACCGTGGGCGTCTGGAAGCGCCGCATATGGTTTACTTGCGAAGACGACGCGGACGTGTACTACATGCGCCAAGTCAACGCCATCCAGGGCCACGCAGACCCGTTTCCAATGGGCTCTGTGTTGCGCAATGGCGGCTACATCTCTGCGCTGTTCAACTGGACGATCGACTCTGGCTTCTCGGTCGACGACTTCCTGGTGGTGGTCGGCACTGAGGGCGACATCGGTGTTTGGTCGGGCACAGACCCTAGCAACGCCGCAGATTTTGGCCTCAAGGGCGTCTGGTACATCGGCCCCGTGCCGCGGTATGGCGTGTACTTCACCCCATTCGGCGGCGACGTCATGGTGCTGAGCGTGCAGGGCCTGATCCCGATGTCCAAGCTCATTGCCGGGCAGTACAACGAGGCCGCGTCCAACACCATGCCCGCGTCCAAGGTGCAGCCCGTCCTTGGGCCCCTGATCGCTCAGCTGCAGGATCAGGAGTCCTGGAACGTCACGCTGGTGCCAAAAGAAAGCATCCTGATGATTCAGGTGCCCATGAACACGGCCGGCGTGTTTCAGCAGTACGTGATGAACACCATCACCGGTGCCTGGTCCACCTTCTCCAACATGAACGTCGTGAGCTGCGCTGTGCTCGGTAGCCAGCTGTACTTCAGCGACAACGAGGGCCGCATCTGCAAGGGCCTGTTTGGCAACTACGACGCCGCCGACATTGACGGCTTCAATGGCACGGCCATCGAGGGCGACGTGCAGGGCGCGTTCAATTCGTTCAACACGCCTGCGCAGCTCAAGAAGTTCCAGATGGTGCGGCCGATCTTTTTGGCCCCCACAGCGCCCAGCGTGCTGCTGCAGCTCAACACCCAATACTCGATCAGCAACGTGTCCGGCTCCCCGACGTTCGCCGACTATGGCGAGGGCGTCTGGGACGACAGCAACTGGAGCGAGGCCTACTTTGCGGGATCGATCAACACCTACCAGGCGTGGGTGGGCGTGTTCGGTCTGGGGTATTACGGCTCGGTGCGCATGAAAGTGCGCGGCCTGCCTGGGACGGTCCTGACATCCATGCACGTAATGACCGAGCTCGGAGGGATCATGTAATGAAACTGGTCACTGATAAGCCCGGCGAATACCCGGTGGTCTGGGAATGGATGAGCCGCAAGACGCGGCTGCCGTGGAGCAGTGACCTGCGCATGATTGGCCTGATGCGGGAAGACGGCACGATCGCCGCTGCGGTGGGATACAACGCCTGGACGTTCAGCTCTTGTTGGATGCACGTGGCGTTCGACAGCCCGCACGGCCTCAACCGCACTTTATTGCGCGAGGCCTTCGAGTACCCGTTCGTAAAATGTGGCATGGAGGCCGTCTACGGCCTGACACCAAAGGGCAACGACGAGGCCCTGCGAATGAACGACAAATTGGGTTATCGCAGGATCGCCGAGACGGTTGACTGCGTAATGTTTGAAATGACTGCTGACGAATGTCGTTGGCTCAAGGAGAAGGCATATGGGCGGCAAGGGATCAGCTCCACCACCACCTGACTACGTCGGCGCAGCGCAGCAGCAGGCTGCTGCTTCGCGTGAACTGACCGACGTTCAGAACTGGGCCAACCGGCCCACGCAAAACACGCCTTGGGGCAGCACCAGCTGGTCTGCCCAGGCCGGGACTGATCCTGCGACTGGCAAGCCGATCACGCAGTGGACGCAGAACACCACGCTCGCGCCCGAGCTCAAGAGCGCGCTTGATGACCAGCTGTCGATTCAGTCTGGCAAGAGCGACCTGGCGCAGGGCTTCATGGGCCGCGTGCAAAACGAGTTCTCGCAGCCGTTCAACTGGAACGGCTTGCCGCAGATGGCATCGCTTGGCCAGGCTCCCGGCCTGAGCGCTGGTGTGGCCGACTACAGCCGCGGACTGCAGACCGGCGTTGACCCCATGACGCAAAACCTGCAGACCGGTTTCAACATTCGTGGCCCGCAGCAGGGCATGGACAGCATGTCTGGCCAAGTGCAGCGTGGCCTGAACACCGGCGACAACCCGGCGCTGCCTCAGCTTGATTCTGGTTTCCGCGAGCGTGTCGCTGGCCAGCTGATGGAAAGAATGCAGCCGGTGCACGACTATCAGACGCGCTCGCTCGAGACGCGCCTGGAAAACCAAGGCCTGCGCCCTGGCTCTGAGGCTTACAACCGCGCCATGACCCAGCTGGGTCAGCAGCAGGCCGGCGAGCGCTACAACGCCCTGGACGCTTCTGGCCAGGAAGCACAGCGCCTGTTCAACATGCAGATGGGTTCCCGCCAGCAGTCCTTCAACGAGGACACAGGCATGGGCCAGTTTGCCAACCAAGCAACGAACCAGGCTTTCAATCAGAACC